CGCCCGCCGGAAGAACCAGACCTGGAGCCGTTCCAAGTTCCGCAACGCCTTACTGGTGTCGGAGTTCTGGGGCACCCTCCTGGACCCGAAGGGCGAGATACTCATGCCGAACTGCACCTATACCACGTGTGCAGGCCGAGTGATTCAGGAACCGGAGGTTAGCCCCTACAAGACCCTGCGCTGGCCGGGGATGGCCTTCAGTCCCCTTCCTAACCTGCTCAGGTTTGATGGCCGGGGCCTGCTCCAGGGCGTCAAGACCCTCTGGCATTTCATGTGCGGCCTCCTGTGCCTACACGCCGACAACCTGAACTGGAACGTGAACCCGCCGGTGGAGATTAACGTCCAGGCCCTCGTGCAGGCCGCCGACACCGAATGGTTCCCTGGCAAGCAGTACCACGTCAAGGACACCATCTCGGGCCAGCAGGCCATCCGTACCGTGGACCGCAAGGGCATCACCGGCGATGTGCTGGCGAACCTCAATTTTGCCGCCCAGAACTTCGATAAGGGGTCTCTGGTCCACGAGGTCACGCAGGGACTCCCAGGATACCGAGGTGAGGCCCCCACCGCCAGGGGGCAGGCCCAAGACCTTGAACAGAGCATGACCGTCTTCGGGCTGATTGGCAAGAACCTGGAGGACGGAGCACTCAGTATCATCGAGGCCGGGGGCGAGACCATCGCCGCTAATATCTCTTATGCGGAGCTTGTCGCCATAGTCGGAGAAGAACTGGCGGCAAAGTTCCAGGACGGCTCCGACCTTGGGTGCGCCTTGCCGCCGTTGACCGATGGCGACTTCGACGTGAGTGGCATCTCCGCCATGATGCGGGATTGGGAGATAGTCAAGTCCATCCGGGAAGTCATCCTGCCTCTCTTTGAGAGCGAGCTTTTCATCCCTTACGGACGGCCTTACGCCCTGTGGCAATCCCTGGAGCGCCGCCTCAACCTGAAGGACGAGGGCATCCTCATCGACGAGGAAAAGGCGAAGCTCATCGACGCTGCACAGCAGGCCATCCAGGAGGCCAGAATCATCGGAGAGGCTACGACCCTGGAAGCAGCCACGAATCAGGCGAACGCTGCTACCGACCAAGCGAACGCAGATGCAGCCGCAGCCGCAGCCGCAGCCCAGCCCCCGGCACCGGGGCCTAAGATGGTGCCCTTGGCGATGGCCCAATGAGCAGAAAAGCGGAAGCTCCCAAACAGGTCACGTTTATTCGTCCGATGCCCCTTGGGGATGACGGGATAGAAACCGACATCCGCACCGGGCGTCCCCTTATGGAGACCATGGCCTCCCGCCGCAAGTCGGACAAGGTGGGCCTTGAGAAGGAAGTGGACGAGGGGTTGCAGCTTCAACTCCAGTTGGCCGACCCCTCCACTAAATCAAATGTCATGCTGAAGGCTGTCCTGGATGCCCTCAGCAACCAAGTAGAGTTACTTGCCGCCGCCTGCCCGGTATGCCAGAGCCTCATCATGGTCCTGGCAAGCGTGGGGGCGGAGGTTCGACTCGGGCCGGAAATGGCCCGTAGAAAGCTGGCGCAGTATCTCGGCAGCGACTTAAAGCTCATCCCTGGAGCCGCCCCGCAAGGGACACCGGCACCCAGAAAAAAACCAAAGACGGCCCCTTAATCGGGATACCCGTCGATAGGAGCATTTATGCCGAACGCAGGTGCAGCCGACCCCAACACGGATACGCCGGTCACAAAAGTTCCTTCCCCGGTGGAAGCGGCCCTCGCTAAAGCGAAGGCTGGTCAGGTCATGGGAGACGAAGAGGATGATGTCAAACTGACCGGGCACCCCGCCGCAGGAGAAGGGGACGATGCTGGTACTGGTCCCGGAGCAGGGGAAGGCGAGGAAGACCCCGACAAGAAGGCGAAGCCTCCTGCGGGGGAGGGAGAAGCCGAGGCCGAGGGCGACAAGAAGAAGGAACCGCCGGAGCCGAAGCATAAAACCGTCGAAGACGCCAACAAAGCAACAGAGGCCGCAGTACGCAAGATGACCACCGCCACGGAAGAGGCGGCGGAACTCCGCAGGCAGAACGCTGCCTTAACAGCGCAGGTCTCGGAGGCCCAGGAAAAGATTTCTGAGCGGGCCTCTGAACTGACCGAAGAGGCCATGGAGTCCTTCACCGAAGGAGTCCTGGGGGAGATGCAGGAACTCGACAACGCCGACCCGGACTACCGCAAGAAGATGGCGAAGCTCTGGGGGAAAATCCATAAGGAGCGGGAGAAGCAGTTCTCTAAGGCTCTAAAGCAGGCCGCCAAGGAAGTTGTGGACGAGGCCCTGACCGCCAAGGACCAGAAAACCCAAGAGCGCAATGAGCGCACGAGGGTCTGGGAAAAGGCGAACCGGGTAGCGGTCAAGGCTGGCCTGGAAATGGAAGACCTCGGTGCCGACGAGGAAACCGGCAAACCCCTTCGGTCGGATGATTACCTGCTCTTCTGGCGCACGGCTCCCGATGCACCTGAAGCTCTCGACGAGGACGGCAAAATCGAATGGACAATTAAAGAGGTTCAACGGATTCTGGGCCGCAAGGTCAAGGTGGTCAAGGAGAAGGAGGCTAAGGTCGCCGAAATCCAAGCCCGCCAACAGCCCTTGGGCCGGGGGAGTGCTGGCCCTGTCCCGGCAGGGGAGAAAGAGTCCGCAAAACCTTCAACCCTTAACACCGCTTTAGAGAAAGCAAAGGCCAGCAGACGAATCTAAGGAGGAATCTGCTATGGTCCATAACTGGACTTTTGACAGCGCCGTCGGGGTGTATAAGAACCACGAAATCTCCAACAACTTGCTGGAGACTTCCATCGCCGACACCATCATCCTGCCCTTCACCGAACTCGTAGAGGGTTTCGGTAAGGGTAAGGGCGAGACCGTCAACATCATGCACGTGAAGGAACTCCCCCAGCCCGCCGACGCCCGCTTGGATGAGTTCACCCGTGTCCCCATCGACAAACTCGTCATGGGCAACCGCCAGTTGACCGTGGCCGAGTGGGGCCGTGGCGTGGAGTATTCGGACCTCGCCCGGCAGTTGGGCAAGTTCGACCCCAAGACGTATTTGCAGAAGCGCCTCAAGAGGCAGATGACCGGCGTGGTTGACACCGCCGCCGCCAATGCCTTCCAGAGCACGGATGTCAAAATCGTCTTCGTGCCCACCTCCCCCACCGGCGGAACCTTTACCGTCAACGGCACCCCCGGTGCCCTGGCGATTGCCGCCCTGAGCTTCGACCACTTCGGCGTCCTCCGGGATTACATGGTCTCGACCATCCATGTGCCCCCCTACGAGGGCGACCATTGGGTCGGCATCTTCACCCCGAAGTCCCTCCGGGGCCTGCGGTCGGACTCCCTGTTCCAGCAGTTGCACATGTACCTCCAGAAGGGGGACTACTTCTATAAGTCGGAAATCGGCATGGCCGAGAACATCCGGCTGGTGGAGTGCAACCGGGAGCAGGCGTTCTCCAATGCCGCCGGGAACTCCACCACCATCGGTGAGGGCGTGGTCTTCGGTGACGAGGGTATCGCCCGTGTTGAGGTCGAGGCTCCCGAGCTTCGGGTCAGCCCGAACTACCAGGACGACTTCGGTCGTAAGGGGGCCGTGGCCTGGGTAGGAACCTTCGTGTTCGGCGCTTTCTGGGACACCAGCACCGACGGCGAAGCGAAAATCATCCGGGTGTCTTCCACCTAAGCGCCCGAAGGGGAAGGAGGAGTTGCCATGCCCTATGGCGCTTACGACCGTTTCGCTCTGCACGCTGGTATGGCCGACGCCGGGTTCGAGGCCGCAGTTGTCCTCGACGATGGAGTCGGCGACTCCATCGTGTTTACCGTGATGGAGCCGATGGTGGTGTTTGGTCTGCGCCTTCTGTGTACGTTGCTCACGGCATACGACACGAAGGTCACTGACCAAATCATCTCCCTCGACCATCGCCCCGTTTATGGGGCAGACACCAACCGGGCCGAACTCGGGGCCATTACGGTCCCCGATGCCCTCGCTGCCGGGAAAATCCTCTACAAGGACATCACCCCCAAAAAGGTGCTGCCCGGCGAGCAGTTGGTTTTTGAAATCAAACAGGCTGGCACCGGCGGCGTAGGTATCGCCGGGACCGTCCAGCCTTTTCTCGTGATGGCTCCGGCCCCGGAGAGCCTGGGCAACTGCCTCAACTTGGTTGAGTCGGCTTAACCCGGAAGTCATCCGGTAAGGAGGACAACATGCCGTATGGAGCGTATGACCGTTTCGCCTTGCACTCCGGGATGTCGGATGCTGGCCTTGGCTCTGCCATTGCCCTCGAAGCCGCCGCCGGAGACAAGTTCGTCTTCACCGTGCTGGAACCCATGGTGGTAATGGGGTTCCGTATCCTGGCGACCGTCGCCTTCAACTACGACACCATGACCACGGCGGCTCAGGTTGCCATGGACCATCGGCCTGCTTACGGCTCGGACACCAACCGGGCCGAGTTGGGGGTCGCAGTTCTGCCGCAGGGCCTTGCCGCCGGGAAGTTCATTTACAAAAACATCACCCCCAAGAAGGTGCTTCCTGGCGAGCAGTTGGTTATCGAGACCAAAGTCCAGGGTGCGGGCGGGACCGAGACCGGCGATTGGCTGCCGGTCATCATCGTGGCCCCGGCTCCCGAGACCCCCGGTAACTGCGCCAACATGGTAGCATCCGCCTAAGGGTGGTTCTCACCCTCTCTGGCCCCTTCGGGGGCCGGAGGGGATTCTTGTGGAGGTAATAGCATGGCCGACATTGCCGCTTCCGATGTGACCGTAACCAGCCTTCCGGCTGACCGTGGTCAATTCAACCTGCGCCTGAAGGCGAACTTCGTGG